GCTGAGTGGGAGAACAAGGCCGCGCGGCCGGCTGCTTTGGATATCGGCGACGCTCAGGACGCCTTCCTGCACGCTTTCGAGGCATTCAAGGAGACCAATGACGAGCGCCTGTCGCAGATCGAGCGCCGCATGTCCGCCGATGTGGTGACAACGGACAAGCTCGACCGCATCAACCGCGCGCTCGACGACTATAAGGCGACGGTCGATCAGCTCGTCCTGAAGGCGTCGCGCCCGCAGCGCGGCGGCGGCGCTCTCCGGAGCGGCGCGGCGGCCGAGCATAAGAGCGCCTTCGAGGGCTATATGCGCCGGGGCGAGGCGCACAATCTGCGCCGTCTGGAGGAGAAGGCTCTTTCGGCGGGCTCCGACGCCGATGGCGGCTATCTGGTGCCCGAGGAGGTCGAGGCAGGCGTCATGCGCGCCCTGCGCGAGGCTTCGCCGATCCGCGCGATCTCCGGCGTCCGCCAGGTCTCCGGCAACACCTACAAGAAGCCCTTCGCAATCACCGGCGCGGCCACGGGCTGGGTCGCCGAGACCGGCGCGCGGGCGCAGACCAACTCGCCGACGCTCGCCGAGCTCGCCTTCCCGACCATGGAACTCTACGCCATGCCGGCGGCGACGCAGACGCTGCTTGAGGATGCCGCCGTCAATATCGACGAGTGGGTCGCGGATGAGGTGCGCATCGCCTTCGCCGAGCAGGAGAACGCCGCCTTCATCTCCGGCGACGGCGTCAACAAGCCCAAGGGTTTCCTCGATTACGCCAAGGTCGCCGAGGCGAGCTGGACATGGGACAAGATCGGCTATCTGACGACCGGCGTCGCGGGCGATTTCCCGGCCAGCGATCCGGCGGATACGCTGATCGACCTCGTCTACACGCTGAAAGCTCCCTACCGCGCCAATGCCCATTGGGTCATGAACCGTTCGACCCAGGCCGGGATCCGCAAGATCAAGGACGGTGACGGCAACTACATCTGGCGTCCTGGCGAGCAGGCGGGGCAGGGCGCGACGCTCATGACCTTCCCCATCGCCGAGACCGAGGATATGCCCACCATCGACGATGACAGCTACTCGATCGCATTCGGCGATTTCGGGCGCGGCTATCTGGTCGTCGACCGCATCGGCATCCGCATCCTGCGCGACCCCTTCTCCGCCAAGCCCTATGTGCTGTTCTATACGACCAAGCGCGTCGGCGGCGGCGTTCAGGACTTCAACGCGATCAAGCTGCTGAAGTTCGGCACGGCGTAAGATTGACGCCGCCGGAATTGGCGGACGGCTCCCTTGCCTCGGTAGCCTCACCTATGCAAACGGGCCACATCCGCCTTACTTTCGCTGAAATTCAAAAACAGCGAATCGGATGAATGCCGCAGCCAGCGGAGCCGCCCGTCTGAAGATATTCTCTTCGCCGCATATGATAGTGCTTTGATTACACAACTATAACCTTATGGTTATGTTGGCGAAATAGACGTGGGCGGACTTTGCCGCCATGCGAGCCGATGGCCGCCAATACGCAGAATCCCGAAGCTAGGCTTTCCGGCTCTTTTTTGATTTGGCTATTGGCAGGCGGCGATGGTGTTCACATTTAACAGCCATGGAATAGCGCTGCCCCCCAGCGCGAAGGCCCATAAGGGCCTAGAGGCCGCGATGCCCTCCCCCATCGCGGCCTCATTCATGTCCAGCGACATCCCTGCCTTGCCGGCGGCCCAGCCATTCAAGCCTTTCGAGGTCTCCCAATGCCCCTGATCCTGACATCCGGCCCGGCGGCCGAGCCGATCTCGCTCGACGACGCCAAGCTTCATTGCCGTGTCGATGGCGATGCGGAAGACCTGCTTATCGCGAGCCTCATTCTGGCCGCGCGTCTTCACATCGAGCGCTCGCTCGACCTGGCGCTCGTCAACCAGAGCTGGTCGCTCTATCTCGACCGCTGGCCGGATGCGCCTTATGTCGAGTTGCCGCTCGCGCCGCTGCGCGCTATCGACGCGGTCCGGCTTTACAGCCCGTTGGGCACCTTCGTGACGCTCGATCCGGGGCTGTTCGTCACGGACACGGCGTCGCGCCGCCCACGTCTGGCCCGGAACGACGGCCAAGCCTGGCCCGCGCCCGGCCGCGCGGTCAACGGCATCGAGATCGCGTTCACGGCCGGTTACGGCGAGACGGGGGATGACGTTCCCATGCCGCTGCGCCTGGCGGTCAGGATGCTGGTCGCCCATTGGTACGAAGCGCGCGAGCCCGTGCTTCTCGGCGACAAGGCCGATCCCGTGCCCGAGACGGTCGCCAGCCTCATCGCGCCTTACCGGAGCGTCAAGCTGTGAGCGCGCGGATCGGAAAGTTGCGGCATCGGCTGACCATCGAGCAGCCGGTGCGCGCCGAGGACGGGGGCGGCGGGTCGGCGACGTCCTGGGCCGCCTTGGGCGAAGTCTGGGGCGCGGTCGAGGCGGCAACGGGCGACGAGCGCATCGGGGCCGACCGCGTGACGGGTCACGCCGCCTGCACGATCAACATCCGCTATCGCGCCGATGTGACACCCTCCATGCGGTTCCGCCGCGGGACGGAGCTGTTTCATATCCTAGCGGCTCTCGACAAGGACGGACGGCGTCGGCTGCTCACCTGCCAATGCGAGCGCCGCGACCTATGAAATTCGCCAGCCGCCTTGAAGGACTTGACGTTTTCCGCTCCGCCCTGGCGCGGATCGCCGATGAGGACGAGCTGTCGCGGCATCTGGAAGCCTCGGCGCGGGAGGTCGAGGAGGCCGCGCGGGCCAATCTCGACGATGGCCGCCCGCCGGAGAGCCGCAGCGGAGCGCTCGCCGCCTCGCTCGCCGTTTCGCTCGCGAGCGACGGCAAGAGCGCCAGCGTCGGCACCCCGCTCGACTATGGCTGGCATCTCGAATTCGGCGCCTTGGCGCGCCCCGCCGAGCCTTGGCTGTCGCCCGCGCTCGACGGCAAGCGGCCCGGCATCCTCGCCCGGCTGAGAAACTGGCTCTCGGGCGCAAGCAGATAGCTCAGCGCTTCTCCACCGCATACCGGAGACCGTCATGACCAATCCCGGCTGGGACTTGCAGAAAGCCGCCCATGCGGCGCTCGTCGCGGATAGCGCGCTTGTGTCGCTGCTTTCCGGCGCGCATGTCTACGACCATGTGCCCCAGAACGCGGCTTTCCCCTTCGTGGTCGTCGACCAGATGCAGATCCGCGACTGGAGCACCGGCACGGAGAAGGGTGCCGAGCATGTGCTGATGCTGCATGTCTGGTCCCGCTATGAGGGCAAGCGCGAAGCTTACGAGATCGCCGACGCCATCCGCGAGCGGCTCGACGACGCCGAGCTGACGCTGGATGGCAACCGGCTGATCAACCTCACCCACCAGTTTTCCGACCTGAAGCGCGACCCTGACGGCGAGACTTACCACGGCGTGATGCGGTTTCGCGCCGTCACCGAACCCATCGCCTAGTGCAGTGACGCAGACACTTGATTCACATTCGCGGCACGCTCTCAGATCAAGTGTCCGCGTCGCAAACTGCACTAGAATCAATAAGTTGCTAGTGCATCTTTTGACGCATTCATTCGCTTTCGGACTCGCCTCGAAATGGAGCGAATGAATGCGTCGATGCACTAGACAAATTCCGGCGTTCTACAATCTGGAGACAAACATATGGCGGCCCAACGCGGCAAGGACCTTTTGCTTAAAGTCGATGAGACCGGCGCTGGCGGCTTCGTTACGGTCGCCGGTCTGCGCACCCGCAGCCTCGCCTTCAACGCGGCGACCGTGGACATTACTCATACGGAGTCGGCCGATGAATGGCGGGAGCTGCTGGCCGGCGCGGGCGTGAAGACCGCCCGGCTCTCCGGCGGCGGCATTTTCAAGGACGCCTCCTCCGATGAAACCGTGCGCGGCCTGTTCTTTAGTGGCGCGATCCGCGATTGGCAGGTGATCATTCCCGATTTCGGCACGGTCGAAGGCCTGTTCCAGATCACCGCGCTCGAATATTCCGGCGGCCACGACAATGAGCTGACATTCGAGATCGCGCTGGAATCGGCTGGCGCTCTCGGCTTCACCGCCGCCTGAACTGGAGGCCACACATGGTCAACCGACATCGCGGCGAGATCGAAGCCGTTCTCGACGGCAAGCCCCATAAGCTTTGCCTGACGCTCGGAGCGCTGGCCGAGCTTGAGGATGCATTCGGCGCGGAGGATATGCTGGCGCTGGCCGCGCGGTTCGAAAGCGGCAGGCTCAGAGCGCGCGACGCGATCCGCATCATCGCGGCGGGCTTGCGCGGCGGCGGCGCCGATCTCGACGAAAACCGGGTGGCGGCCATGCGGGTGGATGGCGGGGCGGCGGGCTTCGTCGATATCGTCGCCAGGCTGCTGACCGCGACATTCGGAACGGGCGGGCCGGACAGCGCCGCCAGGGATGATGCGCCGGGAAAGCCGGGCGGGGCGTCCGGCGGAGCCAGCTGACGCCCTTTCCCTGG